CTATCAATTTCGTTTGCAGCAAGGTCAACAAGCATTGGGCCATCAAATGAGCGCCCGTGGGGGCGCTGTCTCAGGTACGTCACTTAAAGCAATGCAAGACTATGCGCAAAATTCCGCGTCTAATGAGTATCAAAATGCCTTCAATCGCTATCAGACTGAACGCGCTGCTCAATTAAATCCATTGCAATCATTGGCTGGCGTTGGTCAATCAACTGCTGCTCAATTGGGTCAAACAGGCGCGGCTAACGCAGGCGCAGTCGGTAATTATTTGACCGGCGGCGCAGCAGCGCAAGCTGCGGGTCAAGTAGGCGGTGCAAACGCATTGACTAGCGGTTTAGGCACATATTTGAATTACAACCAAGGCAATAATTTGGTAAACGCATTAAGCAATCGTAATTTGGTTAGCCAATATGGCGCGGGTAATGTATATACGCCTCAAGGTGGCGGCAACACAAATCTTAGCTGGAATGGATTGGAATAAATATGGCACTCGATCCAAATATTGCCTTAGGCGTAAAACCGCTTGAACTTGCTAATCCGTTGGCGCAATATGGCCAGATCGCGCAACTGCAAAACATGCAAACGCAAAATCAATTGCATCAAATGCAAATGCGCGAAGCAGAAGCAACTGCGCAAGATCGTAACGCTTTGCGTCAATTAAATCCATCCGCGCCGGATTACGAACAACAATTGTTTAGGGTAAATCCGCAGTTGGGCATTGCGTTTCGCAAAGAAGCAAGCGCCGCTGCGGCCAGCAAAGCCCAACAACAATCGCATGAAGCAGCTACGGCGCAGAAAAAACAAGAGATGCTGGGTCAAGCGTACCGCGACATTAGCAGCCGTCCTTCTGACGCAAACATTACCGCGCATTTAGAAGACGTTTTGGCTTCGCCTATGTATAGCGAAACTGAAAAAGCGCACGTTCAAGCACGTGCAGACGAGCTGCTTAAATTACCTTTTGCAGATCGACAAACTATGTTGGCGCAGCAAGGCGCAAAACCCAGCGATTTAAAACCCGCTGTGCACGTTGGCCCATCTGGCGCGTTTACTACACCTGCATTTGGTGGCGCGGCTACGCCTGTGGCTGGCGCAGAAGGCGCGTTTCAAATGACGCCATATCAAAAAGCACAACTGCCGATTCAGCAAGGTCAACTTGGCGTGGCTCAAGGCCAGCTTAACGTGGCTCAACAACGCGAAGCGCGTTTAGCGCAAGGGCCAGTTGGCGCTTCACTTACGCCTGAGCAAAATGATGCATTGTTTGGTGAAAATGGTGCTGTAGCACAAGGCAAAATTAACCCTAACAAAATTAATAGCCGCAACGCTAAAATGTGGGCAGAAGCATTTACGCGTAATCCAAATGCAGATCCTGTCAAAGTGGCGCAAGATGTGGCTACTGCTGACAAAGCTATTAAAGATTTTGGCACGGGGCCTCAAGGTGTTAAAGTCACTGCGTTTAATACCGCGATTGATCACTTAGATACTTTGTCTAAATTGGGCGCGGCAATGCAAAACGGCGACATTAAAGCTGTCAATTCATTTGCAAACACACTCGGTATTCAAACAGGTCAACCTATGGCCACAATGTTTAATCAAGCATCGCGTATTGTGGGCGGTGAAATTTCTAAAGCTATTGTTCCTGGTGTCGGTACAAAAGCTGAACGTGAAGAATCGGCGAACGCATTTAATGCTGCTATGAGTCCAGAACAGCTTAGAGGCGCGGATGCAGTTGCTAAAAAGCTGCTTGGCGGCCAATTGTCGTCGCTTGAGCAACAATATAAGCGCACTACTAAGCGCAGCGATTTTGCCGAACAATTGTTGTCGCCAGCGGCAAGGGCTGCATACCAGACTTCACGACCTGCTGAAATTGCAACGCCTGCCGCTACAATGTCTTCTGCCGATCAACAGGCGGCTGCATGGGCTGCGGCCAATCCAACAGATCCTCGGGCTGCACAAATCAAGCAACGATTGGGACAGTAATATGGCTTTTGATCCAGACGCATATCTTGCCGCAGCGCCCGCGCCGACTTTTAATCCTGACGCATATTTGGCGCAGACTAACGCCGGTATCCCCAAAGGCCGCAAAACAGCAACGCTGACCGAACAAGCCTTGGCTACTCCATTGGCGCGTGCTGCACTTGGCGTCGCTACACCTTTGGTGGGTGCGGTTCAATTCGGCGCAAACGTGGGTGATTATCTTAACGAAAAACTAGGCCAAAAACCAGTTGTCAGTAAAGCTATTTCTGACTGGTGGAATGAAGTTCAAGCAATGAAAGAACGCGGCATGGCCGCTACGTCGCCAGAAGCTGAGTTTGGCGTCAAACCACGTGACGTTATTGGCACTGTTGCTGGGGTTGTGCCCGCGTTAATGCAGCCACAAAACGCGCTGACTATGGGCCGACAAATTGTGCAAGGCATGAAGCAAGGCGCAGTTGTAGGCACTATGCAACCTGGTACAGATCGGTTGTCTGATCAAGCCATAGGCGGTGCGGCAGGCGCTGTTTTAGGTGGCGCAGCGCCCTTGGCCTTGCCAGCCGTAGCCAAAGCAGCCGGATGGATTTGGGACGCTGTTGGCGGCCGGTTGGTTCAAGTTAAAGCTGGCAAGATCATGCGGGAGATTTCCGGCGACAACTTAGCAGCCATTCAATCGGCAAACGCTAAGGCTGCGCCGGGTTTGACGTCTGCGCAAGCCGTTCAAGAAGCGGGCATTACCGCGCCAGTCTATCAAGCGGCGGCGCAGCGCACGCCTACGGCCAACATTACAACGGCTAAAGCCATAAAAGATGCTGAAGACGCCGCCGCCCGTGAAGCGATGCTTACGTCGCAAACCCCTAACTTAGCCAAAGCGGAAAAGTTACGCGGCGATACATCGGCGACAAATTACGGCGCAGCATTTGCTGCTGACGCACAGCGCCGCGCTGAATTGGCGGCGCAAGAACAAGCGTCCCGCGCAATGTCTAGCACCGCCGGGCCAACTTTTGAGGCCAAGATTGCACCTGAGTTGCAAGTGCTTAAAAAGAACCCGGCCATTATGTCGGCTGAAGCAGAAGCTAAAAAGTTGGCGGCGACCAAAGGTATTGATTTGGGCAAAGACCCAATGAGTACGCTTGAGGGTTTGCATTACATGAAGTTGGCGATCGACGCCCAATTTAAAAACCCTACCGCTGCCACGTCGCTGCAAACTTATAGCGCTGAAGCGCTTAAGAACACAAAGTCGCAACTGCTTAACGCAATTGAACAAGTGTCCCCGCTGTACAGCATTGCGCGTATTCGCCACGGCGCACTGTCAGACGAAGTAAACCAAGCCAAAGTTTTAAACCAATTGGCCGAAACACTTAGGGGTTCGGGCACAGCCGCTGAAAAACCGCAGCAGTTTTTAAACGCGCTGGGCCAAGGCGAAGCCGCAATGCTTAAGCGCGCAGAACAAAACCCGCAGTTTGGCGGCGTTAAAACGCTTTTAAACGAGCCACAAACGGCTGCGGTTAACAAAGTAGCGGGCCAACTGCAACGCGACGCTGACATGGCTATGCTGGCGCAGCGCGGTGAAGAAGCATTGAGAGGAATTTTAAGAGAACGCCCAACTACTGTGCCAGGTATTAATATGGCATCCGCAATTATTAACCGTGTTACAAATGTTTTGCGCGGTCAAGTGTCAGAAAAGACACTTGAAATGGTGGCCAAAGGAATGCAAACCGGCAAAGGCGCTAACGAATTATTAGCTACACTACCGTCATCTGAACGTGAAGCAGTGCTTATTGCCTTGGGTCAGATGAAAGTTTCTGGCGCTGCGGCTGGCTTGGCCGGTGGCAACGCTTTAACGCCTTCTCGTAAAAATCAAAACGCATTGGTGAAGTAATGGAAATTCAACAGTTATTCAATATCGCACTGGGTTTGGCTGCTTTTTTTGGGGGCTGGGTACTGAACAACATCACGCGCACCTTGGAGCGTTTGGATACAGACGTGCGGGCGATGCCTGCTAACTATGTTTCTAAGGACGATTACCGCCGAGACATAGACGACATTAAAGACATGCTAGGCAAAATCTTTGACAAGCTCGACCACAAAGTAGACAAGTAATGCTGGACCCCATCAGCATCAGCGCGGCGTTTACACTTGCCAAAAGCGCTATTGCTGGTGTGCAAGAAGCCATCCAGATGGGCAAGGACTTGCAAGAGTGTTCTGGCGACTTGATTAAATTTTTTGAAATGCGCGATACCGTTGCAAAAGCAGCGGTTCAGGATAAGGGCAAAAAACCTCGTTCAGATATGGGGCAAGCCTTAGACAGTGTGATGCAAGCAAAGGCGCTCAGAGACGCCGAGAAGAAGCTCAAAGAACAGTTGATTTATTCAGGTCAAGGCGATGTTTGGGAATCTATCCAAGCCGAATACAATTTGATCCAAGCTAATCGTAGGCGTGAAGAACGTGAGGCTGAAGAAGCAGCCAAGAATAAGCGTGAGCAACTGGCTGAACTTGTCGAAGGACTGTTTTATGGTTTCTGTGGATGCGTGGCTGGCGGTTTAATCTGCTGGGGCACTGTTGAATTTATTATTTACAAAATGAGGCTGTAATGAATGAACTACTTGCACTACTTAAAGGCGCTGCACCTTTGCTGGCAACTGCCGTTGCTGGCCCTCTTGGCGGCGCTGCTATTACCGCTATCGCTGGCAAGTTTGGCGTATCAGATTCTGTTGAGGCAGTTGCTAAAGCCATTGCCGGTGACCCACAAGCGGCGCAGAAACTTGCCGATTTAGAACTCGAATACGCCAAGATGGATTCAGCCGACCGAGACAGCGCCCGCAACCGTGAGTTGGCCATCGCTACCAGCGCTTCGGCGCCTTGGTACAGCAAGATGGTCACCCCTGCGCTGGCGCTTGGTGTCTTCATCCTCTGGGCAACGGTAAACATTTTGCTGCTGAACAACAATATCCCAGATGCCATGCGCGAGATCGTCATCCGTATGCTGGGCAGTCTGGACGCGGCCAACATGCTGATCTTGTCATATTACTTTGGCAACTCACACAAGCACTGATATGACGCCCCACTTTTCACTTGCAGAACTTACCGTTACGGATCACCGTGAGTTCGACAACACACCCAATGAAACCGAACTTGCAAACCTTCAGCGCCTGGCTGAATTCTTGGAACTGGTCAAGATTACCCTTGGCGGCAAACCCATCATGGTCAATTCGGCGTTTCGCTCCAAGCAGGTCAATGATGCTGTGGGCAGCAAAGACACTTCTCAGCATCGCGTCGGCTGCGCTGCTGACATTCGGGTTCCCGGCATGACGCCAGATGAAGTGGTCAAGGCGCTTATGGGCTTGCCTTATGACCAAATCATCCGTGAGTTTGACCGCTGGACGCACATCAGCGTGCCCAACGTAGCTGGCGCTGCCCCACGCAAGAGCAAACTGATTATTGACAAGGCAGGCACGCGCCCCTACGCATAAATGTGCAGCCAGTACACCAGCAACGCGAGCCACATTAAGCCCACGATGCCGGTGAACAGCCACCAAAGTAGGTTACACAATAGACGACACATGGGTTTGCCATTGGGTTTGGGGTAGATAGCGCTCAGTCGGATGCGGGGCATCTTGGGGGATTTCCACACACATGTACACCGCGCTAAACTGGCCACGCTTGGGCACTGACCATCGATCTATGTAGATGCCCCACACGTTCTTGATCGCTTTCTGCACGGCCTTGTAATTCATCTCCAGCGCGACCGACAACTCTAAGATGGTCATGCCATCATCCGAGGCTGTCAGCGCGTTGCGGATGTCTTGGTGTCTACTTTTCTTCATTAAGTGCCGCCCATTCTTCATCAGTGATAAGCGGGATAGGGCTTGTCTCCCATACAACCTTTGGCATTTGTCGCATGACATTGTGAATCTGCTGTTGGCTCACGCCTTCTCGCTCCATAGCGTAGCACATAGCCATCATCCGGGCCTTGGCTTGACTCTCAATGCGATTAAATTCGTCGTCTTCAGTGTTCATGATTTTTTTTCTTTAATTTGGCTTCAATGTAGGTCACGATTTCAGATGGATTGACCCAACCAACTTCTTCTTCTTTGTTATCGTGCCAAGTATCAAACGCTTTAATCTCATCATCCGTCAGCCCAACCCATGTGCGCTGTGGTGGGGTGGTGTAAAGGGGAATCTTAGGTAGATTTACTACAGTTGGCGTATCCCAACTCATGTACTTAGCCCATTCAAGTTTGCGTTGCTCAACATTGATGTACGCCACAGGCTCCTGCACTGGCTGTGCCAAGGCTTCTTGAACGCCTACAGAACCCCTATTTGGGCTTGCTATGCCTTTTATTTGTTCGTCTTTAGTCATGTATTCTCCTTAGCGCGTGGCGGCTTCTTTTGTGCTGGCTGTAAATTATCTTTTTCAAGATAACTTTGGATAATTCTTGCTCGGATGGCAGCAGCGCAATCAAATGTGGCAACATCCCAAACAGATGCGTCATTTGCTGTGCGAGATATATTAGGGACAAGTTCCACGCACACCTTTGCACACGCCTCTCGCTCAACTGCTGCAATGCTGCGCTCATATTCTTTCCAATTCTCTGGCGTCCATGTGCGGTTACGCTCGTCAGCACGGACAAGGGCGGCAAAGGCTTCAAGGTCTTCGTGCCTTTCAAATGAATGGTAGCTACCATCAGCAGGGAATACTGCCCCAGCCTCACGCGCCATTTCAATTGTTTTCATATCTTCCCCGCTATGTTGCGCAGGAATGGCTGTGGGTTGACTGGCGTGGTTGTGTAGCGGCCCGTAAACCGCACATCTTTGGCAAA